TCACATACACCACGCCCCCAGAAGCGGCTGGGTGTTACGTCCCACGAGAATGATACGACCGGACGGTCCTTCATCATGTACGGAGAGCGTTCGGCTTTAAGCAGCTTCCCACCATTCGCAATGACAACAATAGCTTCCACATACTGCCCTTCTTCATCTTCCGCACTGGGGAACAGAGAAACAACCTCCTCCCCTTCTTCGAGGGAAGCACTCTCCAGCAAGTGACGTGGCACCAATCCATAATACTTGGTTAGGCGCACCTTGTCCAGCGGAGCAGAAGTCAGCTCCGGGTCGGCTTCTAGGTCTTCTTCGCTAGCCGCCTGACCCAAGTGGCAATTCTTGTACGTGCCGTCTTCTTGCAGACGCTCCACTTGGTGAGTGGGTACGTACATGTCGATGGCGACACCTAGCGCGTCTTCGATGGACGTCGCGACTGGGTCGATGAGGAAGTTCCCCGGCTTGATTGGGATGAGGCGGACGAACTTCTTCGTCTTGCTTTGTACGCCATAAGCTGCGAGCTGCCCATCCAAGATTGGCTGGCTAGCTGGGGCGGATACTTGTTTTTCTTCAACGACAACTTCGCCGATTCCGTTTCCGTAGACGGCGGCGTTGATGAGGCACTCAGCAACAGCCTTACGTAGTTTGACTTTTCCAAAGTCTTCCATAAGGTTGTTTCGGAGTGTGACGATGTCTTCCTTCTCTGGGTCATCCCACTCGTCGCGCACGTCGAACCACTTCCCTCTACCGAAAGTAGCTTCTTCAACTTCCGCCACAGACGACTCCACTGCTTGTTGCAGCGCTGGAGCAATGAGGCGGCTTCGTTCGCTGTCGCGTGATTTGTCTTCATCTGCCCAAATACCGCGCCATAGGCGGTAGTATTCTTCGTGCTTCTGTTGGTAGTTGCTTTGGTAGTGGTTACGCCACTCGTTACACTTGTCCATCACCCAGTTCTCGACGGACTGTTCGACCATCAGGGTGTCTTCGTTATCAAGTAGTTCTGCGTACATTTCCATAAATTAGTATCCAGTATGTTCGTCTAGGAATTCATACTCTTCCTCTTCGTATGCGTCGAGGGAGTAGGCTACCTTCGCTAGCTGGTCAATGTACGCCAGCGAGTCAATAAGGTCGTCGTGTGTTAGTGGGTCTGGGAATTGAAACAGCTGGTCTAGGAACGTCTCGTTCCAGTTACCACGGTTGAGCGTAACCCACCCGTGCTCAAACCTACCCTGCAAAGCCCACATGACACGGTCGGTTTTGTTCTTGTTTCCGTGCGTCAATTCTTCGACACGGAAGAAACGCTGCTTGCGCTTCATCAAGTCCAGCAACGGACTCATTACAGCCTGCTTGGCAATACCACGTTCAATACCAACACTCACTGGTTTGTAGTGACACACTGCCTCGAAGATTTTGTTCGCTGTTTCTTGCAGCGTCCATCTGCCGTAGATGACGTCCTTCACCCACCACCCAGTGCTATTCACTTTAACGATGCTGATGGCGGTGTCGTCAAGTCGCGAGTTCTTACCTTTCTTCTTATTGACTTCCTCAAACCCGGCCAAGTCAATAGCGATGTAGTAGTCGCCTTCCTCCGGCTCATTCTCGTCAAACTTAACCCAATCCTCCTTGAACATCTCACTGCCGCGAGCTTCGAAGGAAGCCAGGAATTCTTGACGGAAGGCGTAGCTAGACATGCTGCGCTTAGCGACGTCAATCTCATGTGGGTCAAGTAGTGGGTTGTCGTACGACGTGAAGTGCCACGCCTTGTACGTCGGGTCGTCGGTGAGTTCAGCATACTTGTAGAGTTCGTAGAAGTGGTTACGCCCCATCGGAGTTCCAATGAATAGCGCACTCCCCTTCAAGTCAGCCAGCGCAGGACGAAGAATCTCCTCCCACACTTGCGGCTTCATGTCAGCATACTCGTCCATAACCAAGAAGGCAAGCGACACACCACGCATCGTCTCCGGTCTGTCAGCACCCTTCAACGAAATCGTGCTTCCATTAACCAGTTTGATTTGCAAGTTGTTGACGTGCGTACTAACAATCACTTGGTGCCCTAGCTCAAGCAGCATCCCCCAGATAATGTCACGCGCCTGCCCCTGCGTCGGAGCCACGTAGAACACTGTCCCCTTGTCAGTGGATAGCGCGTTGATAAGGAGTAGCCAAGCAGCTAGTCTCGTCTTACCAGTACGTCGACCAGCAGCCACCACCTTGAAACGTGTGTCGTCGGCAAAGACGTCAGTTTGCCACGGTAGTAGTTGTACATCAAGGTTTACGGCGGACATCAATACCCCCACATTACGGGTGTGGTGTCACGGATGTCTAGGTGGATGGCGTTGTTGTTTACGCCGATGCCGGGGATGCCGCTGCGGAGCGCTAACTCAACAGCACGTCGCATAGCGACGCCGTCTGGAATCAGCAAGTCTACTGCCTTCCCCTTAGCATGCCACCCCGGCTTCTTCTTACCGACTTCCAGCGGGTGCTCTGGGCTACGATAGCCACTCAACACCACCAGTGCCACACCCAACTCCTCTCTGAATACGTCCAGTACGTCGACGAAGCGGTGGTCGATGTAGTTCTGGTTGGAGTATGGGCAGCGGAATTCGTCTAAACGAAAATGTCTCCAACGATTACTCATCACCACCACCCTCCACTTCTACATACTCACCATCAACTATGTCATTCCCCACCGTTACGCCGGGTACGCCGCTGATGGAGATTTTAACAGCACTACGTCCACCACTATCCTTGTCTTTTTCGAAATAAGACACCGGAAGCATGCGGTCCATTAGCAGTTTCCACGCAGCAGCCTGATTCTTGTGGTCATCATTTAGCGCAGCGTCGAAGATGGATTCGAGTACGGCGTTGCTCTTTGGAGATGTGAGCATTCTCGCCTTGTATTCGTTAATAATAGCTGCATCACCGGGTGGACGTCCACGTTTACCGCGCCCTCCGGGCTTTTTCGCTGCGATTTCGGACTTCTTTGGACGTCCACGTTTACGTTTCTTAGGTTCTTCAACCATTATTACACCAAGGTTCACCAAATTCTCCGACACTATGTCGTACTATGTAGTACGTTGACGTACATTGCGTCAGTGTGGGGTTTGGAAGTGGGGTATGCAGTGAGACGTAGACGTTGAAGTGGTTATGGATACTAACTGTTTGAAGTTGAAGACGTCGTTTCCTGCATAGTAGACAATGAGGGTATAGTATAGCACGACTAAGAGGGTGTTGTCAAGTGTTATAGTACGTTAGCGTAGGCTAGCTGTTCGTAGTTGGCTACTATTTAGTCTATGAATAACACATTGACGTAACATAACCGTAAGTTATTGTACTATATAGTCTTTCTCTATCGCCACACCCACGTACGATAGCGTCTATTTATGCTATTTATGGACGTACTGTTGGCTATTTCGTACGCGAATGGTATGGTGGACGCTGTTGTCTGCCAGTTTTCTAAATTCACTCTCTTGCAAATCTATGCGGCAACAACATAACACGGATGCGTACGACCCCGCCCCCGGCCCCCTCTGCCTACGGCAGCGTGCACCCCCGTACGACGACTACGTCGTAGCGCGAGGCAGGCTGTGTCGACACTGGCGGACGACATCGTAGATGTCAGAGTGTGAGAGGCGATGTAGCACCCTCTGCGCTGTCTACGACAGCGTCCACCCCAGTCAACACCAGTGTTACCGTAGGTAACAAAGTCGTGCTGTGTAGCATGCACCACGCTATGCACTGCGTCGCGCGCCAAATCACAACCGCATAATGCGCAGGGATTTCGGTTGACAGCTGGCTGCCGACTCTGTAGCTTTGAAGTGGCTGGCGGCAGACGTCGTCGGGACAACACAGCAACAGCGTCGAAGACGCTACGGAGAGATACGATGAAAACATACTACGTAACCACCACACACAATGACTACGTCATCGAAGCAGCAATGGATAACTACGTTGACGTAGTCAATACGGTGGAGTTCGACTTCGTCGAAGACGAAGAGGTATTGGCCATCACCAACGACTACAACAACGTAGTTGTTACGTATCGTAACGGTGGCTACACAACGGTGACAGCGTAAGCTGTCAAGTAGTTTGTTTGGTCTTGGGCGTCATCGCGGCGTCCAAGCACAAACACACTATGACGCAGGCTTTCACAATCGCATAATGCCTAGGGAAAGCGGTTGACAGCCAGCAGCAAATTGTGAGACAGTTTAAAACGTCAACGGCGACCACCGCCATCGACAAAGCACCATGACAGTGTATGCATAATGCCTCTGACTGACATGGACGATGTAGACACCTGAGAGTTGACCGCCTCACAAGCTGGTCGTTAAACGGTGAATACAGCGTAGCTGATAAGGTGGTGGTTGACAGCGACGAAAACGCCATGCTAAAGTGTAATGGCAATCGAGGTTGGGAGCGGCCTCTAGAGTTAAACAAGCGCCCTACGGTGGTGACGGAAGTCACTGTAAGCCCGAGGCACCAAGGTGCTGCATTCTCGGCATGTGATGGAAGGTAACAGCGTAGCTGGAGGCGATAGCCCGAAGTGGTAGATACTGCGTAACTTACGTTGCAGCCTTGGCAGGCAGCGTAGGGCAGAGAAGCACGACGGATACTGGGCCACAAACAGCATACGACGACGTAAGTCGTTTATACGAAGTCCTTCGGGGCCAGTGTAAGCCGTCCCTAGTCGCTATCTTTGATAGCTTTGGATGCTTCTACAACGTAGTTGTCGTATGTTGATGCAGCACTGGTGAGCAGCATGGCGTAGCCGTGGTCTGCTTGCTGGATACTGTGCATTACATAGGGTAGTGTACAGTACACAGCAACTATCGGAGATAGACACATGAATGATTTTGACTTTGCACTTGGCAGCATCCACAAGACTACATGCACTACACGTCCCTTTGTGGTGGTTGACTACATTGACGAAGCTAGCGAAGTTCAACCCTACCGGGTGAATCGGTTTCGCAAGTTGGAAGAGGCGGAGGAGTACAGCAAAGCTGGCGACTTCCCCGGTTTCAGCGAAGGTTTCGGAAGTATGCGGCATTGGTGTACGACGAAGCTGTCAAGCAACGTCGGCTCGTTTGAGCGTATCGAGACGGTGTCGCAAAAGCCTGAGAATGAGCAGGTACTGCGTACCGAAGACCTGAACCTTGGCGACGTCGTACAGCTGTCAGACGGTAACATCGGCGTCATACAAGAGTCGGTATTTAGCGGCTTGAGGGTGCAGATTATCGGGGAGGGTGGTGAAATTCGCTATTACGAGAACTTTGACCGCAGCGAACTTGCCGTAGGCAACCTCGGAATGAGCCGTGTGGTTAAGGTGTTATCAGCCAGCGGCGAATTCTAAACCACTAACAGTGGTGTTTCATGCTAGCGTCTTTTAACGAAGGCGTTAGCTGTAACCCCATTGTCCTACAGGACTATAAACATGGAAGGAGAGTGTTAATGAGTAAGCGCAAAGCAGCCCTAGGGGAGTCGTACATCGAAGGAAGCGACTGTTTCCGAACCCACCCTATTGACGTACAGACCAAGTCCGAGGTACATTATGAGGGCGTGGTTGTCTACGGCAATCGACGGTTGGCGGAGAAAATTACCGCCATGTTAAACGAACTGGACGAAGTCATTCCAGACAGCGTACCATTTGAAGAACCCGAAGAGGGTGAGGAGGACTAACTTGGCTAAACCAACGTTTATGCGAGTGCAACGGCTCACAGGCGACCTGTACCACTACGTCGACCGTCGTGAAGGCAACCCGACAGAATTCTGGAACTTTTACTTCGAAGGCTACAGCGTAGCTGACCGAGGTGATGATTACTATGTGGAAGGTATGCTGGCGTTGCACGACGGTGTTTGTGATGACTTCGACGGCGTGTTTGACTTGCCGGACGATGTTGTGTCAATCTTGAAAGAGATGGGCTTCGAATGCCCGTGGAGGGATGAAAAGTGAAACTATTAGGCGTTAATGATGCCAAGACACCGAAAGGTGAGAAGCTTGGCTACCTCACCGGGGTGCTTTACCTCATTCCGGACGACAGGCTTTGCCCAATGTCTAAATTGGCAGGGTGCCGGGAGCCATGTCTTGTAACATCTGGACGTGGCCGTATGAAAAACGTCGTCGCTGGACGACAGCGTAAAACGCAGTTGTTCAAGGACAGTCCGGCCAACTTTGTTGAATTATTGACCAAGGACATAAAAGCCCTTGAGAGGGCCGCTGAGCGACGTTCCCTAACCCCTGTGGTACGCCTCAACGGAACCTCTGACATTGCTTGGGAGAACGTACAGGGCGTAGACGGGACGACGTTGATGGAACGCTTCCCTCACCTGCAATTTTACGACTACACGAAGCTTCCTACACGGAAAGTACCGGAAAATTACCACCTTACGGTGTCGTATTCTGGAGCAAACCCCGACTATGCCGACAAAGCGCTCAACACCAAGCATAACGTTGCTGTGGTGTTTGGTGATGGCAAGCCCACTACGTGGCAGGGTCGGGAAGTAGTCGACGGCGACGCCCACGACCTACGTTTTCTGGACGAAAGCGGCGTCGTCGTCGGACTCAAACCCAAGGGTGATGCGAAGCATGACACAAGCGGCTTCGTGGTATACAATGACATACTAGCGAGGGGTTGACATGCGTTGGACTGTGAGTTTGTATACAGTGGAGGACGGTGTAGTTGACAGCTGGACCGTCAATGTGATAGGAGTAGATAGGGACGACGCCATACGACAGGCTCGTCGTATCTACGGCTATAGTGCGTCAATTGGTGGCGCTTTTTTAAACGATGAAACGGAGTAAATTATGGACCTTTATTCAATTGAAGTTGACATTGAGCTGGACGTACAGGATGTTTACCACTCCATGTCGACCCGAGAGCGGGAAGAAATGGTCGAGCTTTTGCGTGACGACGGCACTATCGAAGCTGTCAGTATCAGCGACATGGAAGTGGACGAAGTCTACCGGGAGCTTGACCCGTATCAGCAGGCCCACTTGTTCAACAAGCTTCTAAAGCATGGCGGTTTCAATCCAGCTGGTGTGTCTATTGAGACGCTGTTGTCCGCTGTTGGTACAGCAGTGGAGGCACAGACAGCTGCCCGAGTGCAAGAGGCTATCGCAAACCTCACCCAACAAACCACCGAAACTCAAGGAGTTTAACATGCGTACTGTAATCAAGCTGTTTATCGACGAACCTCGCGATTCTATCTTCGCCTTGCTGAGTGACGGGGACGTGTACCCTTTCACCTACAGCATGCACGACGAAACCCCCGAAGAGTTCGCTGAAGCGCTCAATGGTACTCTGTCGACAGCGCTAGGCGACTTCCTAGTCCCTACCACACCAGACCAGAACGTCACTGGCGAGCTGATGTACGAGGCCGAAGGGAAGGTGCAGTAATGGCAAGGGCGGAAGTGTACTGGAACCTGCATCGCAAGATGTGGACCCTGCGCGACGCCAAGACAAAGCGGGTGGTGTGTCATGCACCATCCGTTTCTCTGTCTGACGTCGAGTTCCGAGTACAACCAGCAGGGCGCGAGAGGGTGCGGCGTGAAGGCAGGAAGAACGTCCATGCCTATGCCGTGGGTAATGTGTGCAAAGAGGAAGCGTTTCTGAGCGATTGCTTGAATCAAAACGTTGACTCTGTACGCTACAACCCTTATGATAATGAGACGTTTGTGGACGGGGATGGTGCACCCGTAAGGAGAGCGAACTATGCCCACTTCTACGAAACGAGAGACGTCATTGCGTCGGAACCTCGTAGCTAAGTACTCTCGTAATTTCAACAAAGCAGTCAAGCACACTGACCGCCGCAAGGCGCAGAAGCGTGGCTATCGTAAGCACAAAGGAGGCTATGATGCGTAAGCAAAAGTTGTACTTCGTGGGTGATGCCGATTCACCCAAGACCCGGCAGTATTTTGCCGTGAGTAACGTCCGCAGCGAAGCGGAGCGTATGGCGACGGAGTTCAAGGACTCTGTTGTGTACCCGAAGATGATACCCATAAGGGAGGGAGCGGGATGAACAAGCTAAGTAAAACGAGGCTGCTACTACGGTTAGTACTCCTCGCATTCGTAGGCTTCCCAATCCTACTCATATACACCCCGGCTTTCCTGTTAGCGGACGCTGTATTCAACGGCGACGGCGAGAGCAACACGGCTATGTTGTGGGGTGCGTTCATGGAATTGTGTGATGAAACCTTTAAGGAGTTGCAACATGAATTTAACAACGGATGAAATCCAATCACTCGTAGTTGAGATAGACTTTACTGTGTGGCTGCTGGAGCTACTCTCAACTGACATAGAAAAGTATTCCGCTAGCGACCCAGAGCTTGTGATGTCTTCGAGAGAACAGGTTGCAAAGCAGCTGGCAGTTGTGTCACAATTAATCAATCGCCTCACCCAAGAGGCATAACCAAGCGTAACTATGGAGGTACATTATGTACACTAAGCGCACCCCAATCAACGACGTACGTGAAGTCGTCAATTCTTTCAGCAAGCAGCGAGTCGGCGTCACTCGTCAGACGATTGCATCATCGCTGTCTGTCCCCATCAACGAAGTAACCAACCCGGTTCTCCAGCTGATTAAGCGTGGTGAGATTCGGGAGAACGGCATCGTTCATGGCCCGACAGGTCGTCCCCGTAATCTGCTGTGGTCCAATGCAGAGTAAGCTTATACGGAACCGGGAGCGAGCGGCTCAGCTGCTCGCCTTCGACAACATGAAGTACGGTAAGTGCAGACCAACTGACATTGACTTGGCTATCGACTGGCAAGGGCGCACGTTCGCCTTCGTTGAGTTGAAAGGCAAGGGGTGTCCACTTGAGCTTGGTCAAAAGCTACACTTACAACATTTAGTCAACGGCCTGCGTGCTGGTGGTAAGGTGGCGTATGCTATTCATGCACACCACGACACGAAGAACGCGAAGCACGACGTAATGGTGGCGGACGCTTTGGTGTGGTCTGTCTACGATGGGAAGAAGTGGAACCGTGAGCTGTCACCTATTACGGTGGACGAAAAGCTTGCAGAGATTCACGACCTACACCTTAACTTTAGCTAGGAGATTAACATGAAACAAGAGATACGTAACTTCCTCGAAGAGCTTGCCGACCTGTACGAAGAGTGGGCAGAGGTGCCGCCTACAGCGGAAGACTGTATCGGAGAAGTGTGGGAAGCGCATACCTGTGACGCTCTAGGTGACGAAGATTTAATGGGGTATTGGGTTGGTGCTTGTGACGATTTGGTTGATGTATGGCGACCTGCCTACGGCGGCTGTAGATTCCCCGCTGGCCACGTTGGTGACCCTGACCGTGACGAGTTGCGGTTTGACTTCTGCTGGTACATGGCCGACACTATCCGTGAAGCACTGGAGGCGGGATGATTAGCTGTCCTATATGTAGAGGCGAAGAAACACACAAGATGGACTGCCAAAACGCGCCGTATGTAGCCGAACTGGAAGCCAAGCTTGAGACGGAGAAGCTGGTGGCGACCAATGCGCAACTTGCGTGTGACAAGCACACCATGACCATCCTCAGACTCCGAGAAAAGGTTGATGAATTAGAGGCCCAGCTTGCGGAGGCACTGAAGGGGTTAGCCGCTATTATTGCCGAGTGTTCTCAGGAGAATATGGATGGCGAACCTTATGATACGTTTAATACCTTGGCGCAGGATG